CATGGTCGATGATCACAGTCGATTCCAAATATTTTTAAAGGTTCCATACCCTCACCTTGGTGACAAATACGTTGCTGCCAAGCTTGAATACAGTCAAAAATGGTACTCCTGGAAGACCTCAATTGCCATTTTACAGGGAGTTGGTCGATCAATTCGTACGCCAGAGGACTGGGCGGTCACTTACATGCTTGACGGGTGCTTTGCAGATCTAATGAAATCTGCATCCGATCAATTTCCACCAGAATTTAAGTCCAGGATACGAATCGAGTATAAATAACCTTAAATACTAGGGTTAACTCGAATGGTCATACTTAATTGGGAACTATATCAACGTCAATTAGAGTCAAGTAAACTTGAAACTAAATTCAACTATCGTAATCTCGTAACTGAAGCAAAAACTCCTGAAACTTTTGAGCAATTTGCTAAAAATCGATTAGGCGGTGCCTCAAAAATCACGCAAAATGCAAAGACTAAGGGCGGCGATGCTCTATTAACATATCACCATTTTAAGGTTAAATTGCCGTATTATACAAAGGCAGCAGCTGGTAAATTTAAAGTCGAAGAGGCTACCTCTGAATTAAAAAAGCTACACACCGAGCTTCATACAATCCTTGATAAATTCGAGCCAAAGGACCAAATTCCTTTTCAAAAGGTAATGGGTAAGATTGAGGCAATCGGCGAACTAATTATCAAATACCATGAAACACATTCTTAAATACTCACAATTTTTAAATGAGGGAATTAAAATGGGCCAACATGGTCAACCTGAAATTGATTTTTCAGCCGATTCTCCAGAAGATTTAATTAAATTACAGGACGCGCCTGAAGCTGGAGTAACTAGATCCACGATTAAAGCTAACAAAATTCCAATGTACTACGGTTATGTAATGCAGGACGGAGAGGCTGAAAAGAAGAGTGAACTAATGGACGCTCTAAAGAGGCAAGACTCAATCTCTGATGGGGAACTTACACAGTTGGTTAAGGAAACCTTTCCTAGGGATCTTATAAACAAAAGGATTGAATTCGTCATTGCAGCTGGATCGTCTTCGCCATTAGCCATGAGAATTGCAAGTACAATTCAGAAATTATTCTATCCAAAAGCAAAGGTTGCTGACGTACTAAAGAGATTCTATTACTCACCACTTGATATTGTTAATTGGCCAGCTTATATGAAGGCTGATAAAATTACGCGTGAGCAATTTGATTCTTATCTAAAGAATCACGTTGCTAGCTATTGGAATGGTAAAGAGGCAATGGCATGGGCAGAAAAAACAGGTTTACCGATTGACCAATGGCCAGGTTCTGAAGACTTTTCAAAAGCGGCCCCAAGTCAAAGTAATTTCACCGGATACGTTAAGAAATCATCTGGTCTAAGATCAGGTTCAAGAATCTTGTTAAATCCAGGCCATCACATTGACGATTTAATAGTTAACACAATACGTGATTCAAAAAAGGCTTACCAACAGTTAGCCGAAGATCCTCGTTATCGTAAAGATTTCAGAATGCTTTTAATAAACACTCCAAATTTCCTAATTGTCGATGATATGATATTAGGCGGAACCACTCTTAGGGGAATAGTATCCGCACTAGCAACTAGATTAGCTGAAGTTGGTCTTGCTGACCAAACTAAAAATGTGTCAACCTACTCTTTAATTAAATATGGAGAGACCAGGAAATACGAACCTAAAAAGGTTAGCCCAGACGATAAAGCAATGGTTAAGAAGGCTGACGATACTATGTACATTAAGTACTTAACAATGTTTAGAGATGCTGACAAATTCGCAAAATCAATTAACCGTGATGTAACTCAAATAATCGCTAAATTAGCTGATTCTGAAAATAAGAGGGAGCTTAGTAAACCTGAAGATTCGAGAGTTGAATACACGGTCGATAAGGTTATGGGCGCCGCTAAAAAAGCAGGTCTTGTTAAGTAATGAAGTACCTAAAACTATTCGAAGGTTTCAAATCATCTAACCGCCTTATCCTAAAAGATGGCGATCTGGCTAATAGGTTAGAAGAATTTGGATTCAAGGACGAATTAGTTTCGGATATTTTTGACTATATGGCTGATGAAAACGTTGAGAAGTTAAAGCCAATAATTAAGGCTAAATGGCCTCACGTTGAAACCATAAATTCCAAGAACTTTCCAATATTTAGAGGATTCTCAATTGAAAAAGGCCACACAGATTACGAATTCTGGAATAAGATACTTGGTGATAACGAAACAACATTTGATGGAGCGGTCTTTGCGGCCAATGATACAGTTGAGTACTCTGTACCAGATTATAGTTCATGGTCAGCCTTCCATTCAAATGCAGAAGGCTATGCTGATGCACGACCTGGAGATATTAAAGTAGTATTGATTACTGATGTTAAATCGGTTAAAGTATTTGCTAACCTATTTGAAATTGGAGATGAATCTGAAGAACTAATAGTTTATCCTATCCTAAATCACACGTTTAGGTTTAAGGCCTGGCGCAAAAATAAATAAAGGTATGAAATACTTATTAAAATACAGCGCGTTTCTAAATGAAACGTATAATGAAGTAGACGATATTTTAGCAGATATGGGTCTTGCTGAAAGGCCAACTACTGGTGCAATGTCTCGCAAGAACGTTGACTGGTTGAGCCCTGAAAGAAAGGATATTGACCGAGCTAGAGGATTAGCAAAAGGCGGAGAATTTCCTAAACAAGGAGCAGTTGATTCAATGGCTAAATTAATAACTGATCCAGAGAAATTAGTTCGTAGAGCTAAAGCAGTAGTTCAGGTATGGGGCACAGCTGATTATCCTGAGTCTAAACCGTGGGGAACATTTAAAAGAGCACTTGAAAGAATGGGATTTGATCATGCTCAAGTAACAAAAATTTCAAATGTAGGAAGAAGATAATGAAACACATTAAACTATTTGAAGATTTCGATCTTGATAAATTCTTAGACAATCCAGGAAAAGAAATGGCTGATGATAATTCGCCGGAAATTAGTATTGGTAACTATATCGATTCTTACCGAGGTAAGGGTCGAGTTATTGATATAGACGACGATTTTGCAACAGTTGAGTTGAATAACTCAAAGGGTAATACCGTTAAGGTTCCAGTATTTGCACTGAAAAAGATTTCAAGCGAAGAAATGGAAAATACTCAAGTTGGAGATTCAGCTGGAGAATTAGCAAGCCTAGTTAAACAGGCTCAAGAGTATTATGACTATTTACAAAACGAAGCTGAATACTTAGAAGATGAGTCTGAACTTGCCAGTAAGGTTAATTTTGAATCATTACTAACCTTTATTCAAGACACAGTAGTTGAGGTGATCTCAATTAAAAATAATGATACGGCTTACGATCAGTACAATGACTACCATCGGTTAATTAATTTAATCGCTTCATTAGCTGACGTTATTCAAACTCTACGCCCTGATATGGCTGATGAGATTGATGCAGCCCTTGACAGTTTTCCTAGCTAATATGAAATATCTTAAAATATTTGAAAATTGGATAAATGAAGCTGCGGTAACAGCAGATCAAATAGCTCAACAGATTCAACAAGCAGTTGGCGGAACAGGAACAGACGAAGTCGCGTTAGTAAACGCAATTAAGTCAATTCCGGATTCGGCTTCTCTAGTTAAAGTAAATCAATCGCTAAAAATTGGAGTCGCAAATAAGAATTGGGACTATCTAAGCGTTGGAGATGCAATTAATGGAGAACTTGGATTGCTTGACCAATCTTACAAGGATCAAATAAACACTCACATTAAGAATATTAGAGGCGAGCAGTACTTGGGGTCATTTACGGCACCACCGCCGCCAGTCGATCCAGTAATTAAGTCAATTCAGGATCGAGTAATTAAGCATGAAGGTTCAAAACCAGCTAAGTACATTGATTCAAGAGGCAATCCAACGATTGGTGTTGGGTTTAACTTAACAAGATCAGACTCAAGCGAGCAATTAAAAAAGGTTGGAGCTAATCCTGAAAAGATAAAATCAGGTAAAGCTCAATTAACTCAATCACAAATTAGTGCTCTATTGTTTGTGGACTTAACAAAAGCCAAGGCCTCAGCACAGACATTAATATCTAAAAATGGTCAAGCTGATATTTCTAAAGTTTGGCAAACTTTACCAATTACAGTACAAGGAGTTCTTACTGAGATGATATTTAACTTGGGAAAGAATGGGCTCAGCGAGTTCAATGATTTCCTAACCTTTATAACCAAGAAAAAATTCCCAGCGGCTGCTCAAGAAATGTTAAGATCCTCATGGGCAAAGCAGGTTGGACAAAGAGCTAATAACCTTGCTGAAATAATCCAATCAGTAAGATTGGCTGAGAGCGCTGAGGATGATGAGCTTATTTCATTAGGCTTAGGTACAAATACTGCAACGTCAGTGTATGACGCGATAATGTCAAAATCTCCGACTACCACCGAATTGGACGATTACTTAAACGAACCGACTAGTGGAAATACTTTAGAATTCTCACAGGACTGGTATAAAGACTTAGACTCTCTTGAACATCTTGGAGTAGATGAAAAGGAGCACCGCCGTCGAAATCAAGGAATTACGTTAGACCGATCATTTGGCGGAGAAATACAAATCATCATGGACTTTAACAATAAAGTTTTTAATGTATGGGTATCTACTGAGCAATTAGATATGGATTTTGATGAGGATGAGTCATAT